GTCTTTCCTTATCTGTAGTGGGGCGCCGGGGGGCGCTGCATATTAAGAAGGGGAGGTTATTAAAAGATGGTTAGAGAAGGATATCATAGCATTACGATTGATGTTGATACTAGAGATAGATTGAAGATTATTCAAAGGGATAAGGGTTTGAGGACTATTCCTGAGACGATTAGGAATTTGATTTTAAATGAAACTGGATAGGTGGCAGGAGGATGTTTTGAATGGAAAGGGTAATCAGTGCATACGTTCGGGTAGGCAAAGTGGTAAATCTACAGTTATCAGTAAGAAAGCCGCTGCGTTTGCATGTAGTCACTCTAAGAAGACAATCATGGTCATTGCGAGTGTGGAACGTCAAGCTTTACTTTTGTTCGAGAAGATTCTAGCTGAGATTTATGATACTAAGAAACACTTAATATGCAAGGGTTCGAAGAAGCCTACTAAGCATAAGATTATACTTACAAACGGTTCAACAATCTACTGTCTTCCGACAGGATTATCAGGATACGGTATTCGCGGGTATACAATAGACTTACTGATTGCAGATGAGGCAGCTTTCATTCCGGAGGAAGTTTGGACGGCCGTTACTCCGATGTTAGCAGTGACTAAGGGGGATATAATCCTTCTTAGCACTCCGTTTGGTAAGGGCGGGTACTTCTTTCGTTGCTTTAATGATTCTACGTTTACGTCGTTTCATGTGAGTAGCGAGGATTGTACTCGTATTAGTAAGGAGTTTCTTGGTCAAGAAAGGAAAAGGATGACTGCTGTGCAGTATGCTCAGGAGTACCTTGGTGAGTTTGTTGATGAACTCAGGCAGTTCTTTTCTACAGAACTTGTTCGATCATGCATGACAGTTACCAGAGGTTTTGGTTCCACCCAACCTTTTTCCTCTGGTAATTTCTATTTAGGTGTTGATGTTGCGCGTATGGGTGAGGATCAGACCGTCATGGCTACGGTTAGGGAAAGAGAAGGATTCCTGCACCAAGTAGACATGCTAGCAACAGAAAAAACGCTATTGACACAAACAGTGAACAGCATAAGGCTCTTAGACAGCAGATACAGTTACCGGAGAATGTACATCGATGATGGGGGCATGGGAGTGGGAGTATTCGACCCTTTACTAATTGACCCAAGAACCAAAAGGCGAGTTGTTGCAATAAATAACGCATCTCGTTCAATAAGTAGGGACGGTAAACGTAAAAAGCTTTTGAAAGAGGATTTGTACAATAACTTGCTGAGTTTGATGGAACAGGGAAAGGTACAACTGTTTGAAGACCCTGAGATTCTTTTGAGCTTGACCAGTGTTCAGGCGGAGTATGTTAATGAGAGACTTAGGATTTATGGTAGAAATACACATATTGCAGAGGCTTTGATTAGGGCGTGTTGGTGTGTGAGAGACAAACGTTTAAATATATGGATACGGTAAGATAATCATGGCAGTTACGAGTATTATGACAACGGAAACGGAGATTGATGCGAAGGCTGGTAAGAATGCTAGTGCTAGTTTTACTGAGCCTATGAAGGATGCTGCTGTTTTGCAAGCTGAGAATTATCTTAATACTTTTTCAGAGATTAATTGGAGTGACCTTTATGCTTCTTTGAGTGTTGATGCTAAAAATATCCTTAGCGATGTAGTGAGCAGCCTTGTAGCTATGCAATGGATCGCTTATGATATGTCAGTTTTTACTAATCGTGGTGAGGCTGAGAGCATGATAAGCCTTCTTCGTGATGGTATGCTTAGAGACATGGCTACACTTAGAGATTCTGAAAAGAGGAAGTTCATTAAAAATGCCTCATGATTTTGTTAGATTCCCTGAGCTGACTAATGGTCAGATGGCTGTGTATTACTTTGATAGTCCTCATAAGCAAATCTTAGAAAGCTTTTGTTGTTTGGTAACTAAGGTGCATGATGGGGACACTATTCGTGTCAAGTGGTCAGAGAGAGACTTTGACTTTCCTGTTAGGTTCATTAATATTGCTGCTCCAGAACTCAAAGATGCCGGTGGAAAGGCTTCGCAGAGTTGGTTGGAGAGTCAGCTTCTTGGTAAGGAAATAGATATTGGTATTAATCCCGGTCTCCGTGTGGAGAAGTGGGGAAGACTGCTAGGTTATATCATGCTTGATGGTATGGATATGGGTAATGAAAGTAACTTAGCTGGTCATAGTGTACCTTGGGAACAAAGAAATAATGGTTTAGTGAAAGACCCTATTAAGGAGTTGAACTGATGCCTATTCCTGGTGTCCCTAGTATCTTCGGCAGTGGCGGTAGTTATGATGATTTGGGTAACTTGCAGGTTGCTAGTTCTCAGCCTTTTCAGAATGCTAAACTATCAGTTACAGTTCTTGGTGCTGCAGGAAGGATACTTATGAACATGTATGATGGTAACACAACTACTGTTTGCCAACTAGGTGTTAGCACTGCTGGTACTTGTTTGGTTAAGTGGGAGTTTGATGGTAAACCTAAATTCAAACAACTTAATGCCACAGTGACATTAACAACAGGTACAAGTGTGACGTGGACTTTAGAGGGTAGCCAGAATAACAGTGACTGGACAGTGCTTGATACTAAGACTACAGGTACTAATGGTACTTATGGTTTATTAGCTACTGATGCTCAATACAAATACATTAGATTGAAGAATGTTGCAGGCAGTGCTAATCAGAATGTAGGCATCGCTGGGATTACCGGGAGTACAACATGAATACTGGAAGTATGCTGCTGGATGAGATGATTAAGATGAATGCAAAACTAGATGAAGTCAAAGAAAAGTTAGATAAGATAGACAATAACACAGGAGTTAAACCTTAATGGCTGAGAGAGACATTGCAAGTGCAGATATTGGAGACCAACAAGGAACTGAGACTAAGTTTAGCGTAGCTCCTGTTGATACTGATGGTCCTACTGAGAGTAAGGAAACTGAGTACATTAATGTTAAATGGAGTAACCAGTTAGGTTTTTACAAGAAGATTCCTGAACTTAAAGTTGTGATTGATGCTAAGGCCACGTGGACTGTTGGCAAGGGAGTCTTAACCGATCCAGATACCCAACATTTCTTAGATTCAATAAGAGGTTTTGGTAAGGATTCTTTTAACACTTTCTTAGAAAACATGATTAGAGTTTACCAAATCAGTGGAGATAGCTTTGCGGAAATCATAAGAGACAACGATGGAAAGCCAATCAACCTTAAACCTTTAGACCCTTCAACGATTAAGATTATAGCTAACAAAAAGGGTTTGATAATTCGTTATGAACAGGTTAGTAAAACTAAGCAACCTGATAAGAAAATCTTAACTAAAGATATGCTTCACTTCTCTAGAAACCGTACTGCTGACGAGTTACATGGTGAGAGCATGATTGATGCTTTAGAACCTATCATAACTTCTCGTAATGAGATGATGGAGACTCAGAGATTAATTGCTAGAAGATTCGCCAAACCTATTATCATTTGGCATCTTGATACTGATGATGAATCAGAAATTGAAAAGTTTAAACTTAAAACTGATAAAGCTAGCACTCAAGGTGAAAACTTTTATATTCCTAAAGATGCTGTAGTTCCTGAAATATTAAGCGTAGCTAACAATTCTCTTATCAATCTTACACCTATTATCAATAGTTTAAACAATGCTTTCTTTCAAGCAGCAGGTATGGCTCAAGTTCTTGTTGGTGGAAGTCCTGACTTCACAGAGGCAAGTGCTAAGATAGCTTACTTGGCTAGTGAACAGAACGTTAAGTCAGATCAACTTTACATTGAAGAACAATGTGGTATGCAATTAGGAATAATCATAGAGTTAGAGTTCCCTGCTAGTCTTGAGAATGAACTTCTTACAGACCAAAGCAAAGGAGAAACAATGCAAACAAGCACGCCAGAAGATACATCAGTTCAAGGAGTTGGGTTAAATGGTTGATCAAAGATCAGCAGCATTATCTGGTATAAAAGCTGCTAAACGTAGAGGAGAGATTACTGCTGCCAGAGAAGCAGACCTTAGATTTCAAGTAAGAGATACTGGTAGAACTCAAGAGAGTATTCAACCTGGTAGAGGCGCTGTAAGTCCGGATTTAGCACAGTCAGTTCAAGGTGGACCTACTCTTGCAGAACAAACTGCAGCAAACGCCCCTACACCTCAAACCCCAGGATTATTGTCAAAAATTGGAAGTAGTATCAAAAATAGATTATCTAAAGGCGGATTATTTGAGAGACCAATAATAGGACAAACAGACTTTGGATCTCAAGAGACCCAACCATTAACAGGACCAACTGTTGGAGACGTAGGATTGGCAGTAAGTGGCTTGGGAGGATTAAAAACAGGAGCATCAGCAATAACCGCATTAGAAGGTACCTCCTTACCTAAAAACTTAGGAACTGCAAAAGCAGCTAAAGAAATAAAAAAAGCTTATGAAGCAACCTTAAGAGTATCAGCTAATGACATAGCTTTAAAAAGAGGTGGAAATGCAAATAAAATATTCAAAGAGCTACAAACACAAGGTACTAAACAAGATATTAACAAAGCAATAAGAGAAGCAAGTAAAGACCCAGACACCTTACTCAAATTCTTAGGCAGACATAGAGGCAAACTAGGATTATTAACTAGCGCAGTTATTGGTAGCACCCTGTACGCTGCTAGTTCAACAAAATGGGCTATGCTTGATAATGTAATAGGTCAAGCAGGACTTAGAGCCAGAGATGAAATCAAGGATGTACAATTTAATGATAAAGATCCAGCAGTAGCATTAGCAAATATGCAAGAAGATAAGGAAGTTGCTGATGTAGCTTTGAAAGTATTCAGAGTAGCAACTTGGATAGATGCAACAGGTTGGATATTCTTAAAGGGTTGGCAGGCAGCTGGAGATTCAGCTGTAAAAGATATTGACCAGAAGATTCTAGAATTAGAGAATATGATAGCAAACCAAACAGCAGCAGAAGAAGGTACTGATGCTTTCGGAGGAGAAGAAAGAACAGTTGAAAACTTTGAAGCAGAACAGGCAAGAAGAGGAGAAGTACCTGAACCCTCATAATCATGGAAGATACAAAACAAAACAATGAACAACCAACGGCATCAGAAACGCCGTTACCAACAGACACAAAGGAGACGACGCCTACAGCGATTGAAGTGGCAACCGGACTAAGAGACGACATGAGGACAGAGAATGATAGACGAGAAGAACTTCTAAGACAAGAGCAAGCCCTACATGCAGAGAAGATGCTAGGCGGACAACTAACAGCAGGACAACAACCTGAACCAGTTAAAGAAGAAACACCTAAAGAATATACTGAACGTATTGCACGGGGAGACTTGAAAGATGAAGAAGGAAAGCTCGACTGAAGATTTAGGATTAAAGATGGGCAGTAAGGATATGGCTCTGTGGACTACGACGAGAGATAACTTGAAACAGGCTATTGAGAACTTGGAGAAGGAGATAAAGATAAATAAGATATTTCTTATAGCAGCACAACTAGAACTAAATGAAGCTAAGATAGATTGGGAGAAGAAATAATGCACTTCGCATACATACCCTACGGAGCAAGAAGTGAAGTTGAAAGATTTCACAGAGATATAGAAAGCATGAAGTTCCAGCTGAAGCTGACCAAAGAAGGTGAGAAGGAGAAGTTTGTCTGGGTTAACGGACAGGTGAGAGAACTACCTTTCGGTGTGAAGGAGATTGTCTTCCCACGTGAGTACATGGATGTTGTGCTAAATACTATGATGGGTAAAGATCCTAATCGTCAACTTAGCCACGTCGCGTATAAGCCGATTCTAGCCATGCTTCGTAAAGCCCTTAGACTTACAGCAGTACCTAAGGATTATGATAAGAAACATAGGTTGCTGTGGGACACAGAGTACGTGAGCATCATACCTCTTGGTATCAGGGATGATACTGATTTGGAGGAGATGAAGGATATGGGTTACAAGGGTTGGAATCATGAAGCAATATGATTGACACTTACTGGATAATATTAGGATTTATATTATTCGTGATAGCATGGTCTTAGAGAGATGGAAGAAGCGTTTCATACAGGAGAGGTTTAGATTCACATGCGGGTACGGAGAGTTCTCATGGATAAAGGGGACTGGGGGGTTCTTTATGCTGATGTACTTGACAGTGAAACAATCTGGGTACAATATTCCAACTTGGTTGATAGTAACTATAGGAATGATAGTTTTAGTGTGTTTCTGGATATTCGGCTACGTATGGGATAAGGCTCACATGATTCATTACAGTGCTGAGTTCAATAACCTACGCGACCCTTTCGCTATACAAGTGCGTGATGCTTTGAAGATTCCTAAAAGAAAGACTTAAATAGTTCTGTCAACCTAAGATTGACTATGGCAAGAGAAGCAGTTCTGGTGTACGAAACTGAATTACCTTTGCAGATGACTGTCGCAACAGGCGTAGGCATTGAGAAGGGAGCTTTACTTACACTTTCTGACCCACTTACAGCAGCACTGGTTACAGCATCAGTTGCAGCAGCTGCAGGTATAGCTCACAGTGAACACGTGATTAATGATGGTACTAAACTCTCAGTGTATAGAGGGGGAGTATTCAAGGTTACAGCTAGTGGCAGTGTGACTGTTGGTGATTCATTACAGTTTGAAGGAGCTAACTATGTTATAGCGTTAGGCACAGATGTTTACAGTGCAGGTACAGCTTTAGAGACGGCTGCAGATGGTGAAACCTTCCTGATGGAATTGGACCCAATGAATAAACCAAGGGATTTACTCCCAACATAATAAAATGGCAGATACGGTAAAACAATCACAGATACGAGGAATTGACATTGACAAGTTAGTCAAGGGCTTTTCTGATGAGGCTATCATTCTTAAGAGATTCATAACTAATGCTAAGACAGGGGCTAGACAGTTCCGTTGGTATCAGAAGACAGCTGGGTTCATTACAGGTCCTACTACTACGGGTATTACTGAGACTGGTATGGCTAATGCTGCGCATGGGGCTTATCCTATTGTTGCTGAGCAGAGTTGGGTGAGGAATAATACTTTTGTTAAGGAGTTTAACACTGAGAGTCCTTGGTTGCCTGAAGCTGATTTGCAGGATAGTGATGTTGATATTATTACTACTACAGTTAGAGATTTAGTCCGTGGTATTGGGAATCAGGTTGATACTAGGATTAGTAATGTTTTGATGGATAATGTTAGTGGTACTCCTTTTGATGGTACTGATGTTGATAGTGCTAATGCTGCTGGTACTGGTTGGGATGATAATACTAATGGTGATATTGTCGGTGACTTGACTAGTGCTAAGAAGAATATTCGTGCTAATAGTTATAATCCTGAGGGTGCTACGTTGCTGATTAATCAGCATGAGCATAAGATGATTGTTGATTTCTTGATTAATGTTAAGGGTAGCAGTATTCCTGGGTTCAGCAGTGAGCTTGTTAAGGATGGTGTAGTCATGGGATTGTTAGGATTGAAGGTTGTTGTTAGTAGTAGTACGCCTACTGATAATGCGGTTATATTTGTTAAGGATGCTTGTACTTACAAGCAGTTTATGCCTTTGAAGAGTGAGACTTTGAAGGATCCTAGGTTTGGTAGGAAGATATTTGTTCAGGAGATGGGTGAAGCTGTCTTGACTGATCCTAAGGGAGTGTACGGTATTACCGATACGAGAACATGACGTTGGCGAATTGTTTATTGAGAGCTAAGCATTTTAGGGAGCTTGGCAGAGAAGATGAAGCTTTGGCTTGGGAAGCTAGGGCTAAGAGCAAAGGCTGGAAACCTTTAGAAAAGGTTTCATCCAAAGATAAAGAAGAGAAGAAAAGTAAAGCTTAAGTATTTCTAACACACACTTTATTGTTATGGCAAGTAAGACTTTAGGGCAGAAGGAGTTGAGAACTGATTACCCTTTTGAGAGCGGCATTGAAGAAGATCAGAAGCATGCTGGTCGTAAGATTAGCTTAGAGGCACAGCAAGGCTCTGCAGTGTTGCAAATGCATCGTAGAGGGTGAAAGGTATGGGTAAGAAGAACTGGGCTAAAATCAACGCTATACGGCGTAATAAACAGACTAGAAAGGTGGCTGTGGTTGGTCTTGAGCCTATTGGTGATGTTATAATTCCTAATCAGAGTGGTGTGCATGAGGCTGGGCGTGTTGAGGTTGTTCGTCTTCGTGGTAATGCTTTGGTGAATAAAGAATACATAGACAATCTAACAACTAACCATCCTCATCAGGATGTGACACTGTCTAATACAGGACTTACTATTGCTAGTATTCCTTACACGAGTGATGATGCTACTAATGTTTTCATAGGATTCGAAGCAGGATTAAACAATGCTGTTAGTGGAACTCAAGGTAAGCATAACTACTTCTTAGGTCAACAAGCTGGTAAGGAAAACACTAGTGGTGAGGGTAACACTGCAATTGGTAGTACTGCTTTGGCTAATAATACAACAGGTGGTAGTAACACTGTTATCGGTAAGTTTGCTGGTCAAGGAAGTGCTGTTGGGGCTGTTGCTAGTGCTTGTGTTTTCATAGGAACTAATGCTGGTAACTCTAGTGATGGTGCTAGTGGTAATGTTTGCATAGGTTATCAGGCTGGTAGACACAATGAGTCTGGTGACCAGAATACTTTTGTTGGTAGAGAAGCTGGGTTTGGTGTTGCTGGACAGAATCATAATAATAACACAGGATTGGGTCAGAGGGCAGGTTTTGTTCTTACTACTGGGAGTAATAATGTTCTGGTAGGATTCGGAGCGGGTAATGCTTTGACTACGGGCAGTAATAATATTATTATTGGTTATGACCTTGATGCTTCGGCTGTGGGTGTGAGTGATGAGCTTAATATTGGTAATGTTATAACTGGTGATATGACTGCTGGTGCAGGAAGTCTAAGCATATCAGCAAAATTAGGTATTGGAGCAACTCCAACTGCTGCACTTCAGTTAGGCTCTAACACTGGTGTTAATGGGGGGGATTTCTACAGTTTCAACAATGGAGGTAGTCCTCGTTTCTTGTTTGGGGATAACATCTCAGCTGGGAACTATGGAGGTCTTCAATGGCAGAGTGGTACTGATAGTATCAGATTGTTCACTGAGGCTTTTGGTATTACTCAAATGGTCCTAAAAGAAGATGGGAATGTAGGAATTGATACTGCTACTCCTACTCAGCCTTTGAGTGTTAAGGAAAAGGGTTGTATGACTGCTATTGGTGGGTTTGCTGTTAAGCTGACTAATAAGACTGGTGGTGATACTGTTGCTGGTCAGCTAGTTGAGATTTACTCTGCTACGGCTATTGATGATGCTTTCAAGACGGCTGTAGGCGGTTCTGATGAATGCATAGGTGTTACTCTTGATGCTGGTGTGGCTGATGGTAGTGAGGCTTGGGTTGTCATGTCAGGCATTGCTGATGTTCTTATGGATAGTGGGGGTTCTGCAAGGAGCAGTAGGGCAATAACAAGTGCTACTGCTGGTAGTGCTGATATGTGGGATGTTGGTGGTGCTGTGGCTACTCATTTCCAGGAGATCGGTCATTGTTTGGAGAATCGTACTGGTGCTGGTCTTGCTAGGTGTGTCCTGCACTTCAACTAAGGGGAGAACGTCCCCTTAGGAACCCCATACGCTTGATTCTAGAGCTTAAAGTGTTGAAAAGGTACTAAGGTGACCCCTGTTCATTAAATCTATAGGTATGGTTCTAATTTAGCCCTTAAGGGCTGCCTGTTTTGACAGTTGATTGTTGTCCGGTGGAAGTGTATGATAGAGTATCCATATCGTATAATACCTTTACTAACACATATATCTTTATATATCTTCTATACTTCTAGATATTAAGATGACAAAACACATACACTTAGAGTACACAGACGCAGACTGGGAACTACTCAGATTACAAAAAGTACAAGAAGATAGAACTTGGGAAACATATTTCTTAAGCTTAGGCAAAAAAGAACAAGAAAAAAGAATAACCAAAACCTTAGAGAGAGAAGGACAGGAGAAGGAAGAATGAACGCAGACACAGAAAGCATGCAATGCATGATAATCCAAGGCAACGTCCCTTTCGGAAAGAACTACAAACAATACATCTTATCAAGCGATGAGTTGCAAGAGTTCAAAGCCAACGTATTTGAGCAAGAAACTATTATATCTATGGATAAGTGCTTGGGTAACATAGCAACCCTTATGATTAGGAAAACACCTAAGAAAACAGGAGTAGGCTTTTGGTATAATGTTGACCGTTGTACTCAGAACTTAGAACAAGTACGAAGTGATGCTGTTATGGAACAAGTAAGACCTCACCCACAAGCTGGACAAGTAGAATATGACCAAAGGAAAAGAGATGGTATGGCTCACTTGATGAAACCTGCTAGTCCTAAGAACCAGAAGGTAGCTGAGACCAATATGCAACGTGATACAGCCACTATTAACAGTATAGCCATGTCTGAACCCGTTTACAGGACAAAGATACAGCAAACAGCTAAAGGACATCACTACTGCGAAGTTACCGTAAAAAGCAATGACTTTGCTGACCATGAGTTAAGATTATGTGAAGCTTGGAATCAAGCAGAAGCCATGTGTGATAGGCTAAATGATGACTCAGATAAAGAACTCTTAACCTTGCAACAGGAAGAGGACATCATAGAAGCAGAAGACAAGCATACAGAGAAAGTAATGGAAATAGTCAAAGAGGGTGGTGGAACACAATGACTAAATGGAAATGCAACAGCTGTCCAACGCCTTGCACAATAGACTTCCACAACGACTATGAACATACACCTGCACACTGCCCTTTACAAACAGCTAATAAAACGAATTGGGTTAAGGTGTGCGAACACTGCGGAAAATGACAACTGACGAAGAACATGACTACATAGCACAGCAACAAGCTGAAGCTGAATCAGAAGAGCAATGGCATGAAGAAAATGATTGAGCAGTACAAACAACTACTAGCTAGATGTGATTGTAAGAAAGGTCATGCTTGTGTAGGCTGTCTTAAAGCTAGGGGCTTTGCTCTAGCCTGTCAAGAAATACTAGCTTTCAAACCTAAAGAAAGACACTACATAGCAAGTAATGAAAGAGAAGCAATGCTACAACATCAAGCTTGGGAAGTGGTTGAGTTAGCCAAACAACAAGGACACCTACCATGACAGAAGAATACGAAAAAGGATATAACAATGGAATAACAGACGGTGTAAAAGCTGGAAAAGAATACCATATAGCCAAACTAAAGGCACTAATAGAAGACTTGGAGAAATACCTATGAGACTTATAGAAGGGTTGGGAATTGTAGCAGGAGTATTACTCTTAGTCTTGATAACATTGGGCTTAAACGAGCCCAAAGAGGAGCTAAGTAATGACGACCTATACGAAATACTCAAAACAGAAATAAGCCTACTAAACAGGACCTTTGGAGACCTCACCATCAGCTACGCCAGCTACTACATCCATAACCGTCCAGTAAGAACCAAGCTGATACTAACACAAATACAAGCAAGGCACGGACTATGACAGATGAAATACTAGCCTGTGGAATATGGGTAAAAACTCTTAAAGACCACGCTAAGAGATGTGAACCTTCAACCCAGACCACACTAGATAAGTATCTTTGCAATGAGTACCGCACTGGAACAGCCATATGACAACCTAGTGATTTGTTCACCCTGTCCTGTCGGTATGGTAAAAAACCATAGGAGGTCATTAACAATGGCAAAAACAAAAGAAACCAGTGCAACAGAACTCACAGCAAGAGCACCTGACTACTCAGGTGATGGACTCGCAGTATGGGTCAATAAAGATAAGAATAAGAAAACTTATCTTAACATTAAAGTATTAGGTGGAAAGAGTATTCCATGCTTTAAGGTTGAGCCTAAGAAGGCGGAGCTATAATGCTCCCCTCTTACGGTCCAGACCCTGTCAGCTCCTTCCTAATACCAATGTTCTGGCTATGGGTAATGTGGCTTATATTGTATGCATGGAAGGAATAAAGGTGTTTTCCTATACTTTCACCTGCATAACTGCCTCAGGAGGGTTATGCATAGGGTTTAAGTAGTTAAAGTTACACCTAGAACGTGAGTTCTCGTTCCTCACCCTCACGTTCTAAAGGCCTGCAAGCCGACCCAAGTAACCAATAGCTTAAGCAGCCAGCCCGCCAATAGGTGAAAGAGTCAGCAAACAAGCGGGCTGGCTGGGAAAGAACTGATCAGGCCAAGCCATACACCAATACGCGATGCAAGCATCGCCAAATAGGCTTGTCGAATGTTTACGCCTTCGGCCAATGCTCGCAGGCTCGCACCCCCCCAGCCCCCCCAAGGGGGGCTATCCATATCGCGGCCTTCGGCCGCTCAGCTGTAATGTGT